ATGTTTATGATATGATAAACAAAGCACCTGATCCTATTGTAGGTAAAATTGATGGTATCATCAAACAGGCAGCAAGAAAACACAATGTTAGTGTAGATAGTATTGAAAATTATTTTGATAACGAAGCAATAAAGTAAAGGAATAAAAAATGGCAATAGCAACAAGAACACTAAAAGATACAGTTTTAGAATCTAGTAGTGGTGCTCAAGGTGGTAAAGTTACTATTCTAGTAAACATGGATGATAACACCACTGCTAACTCAAACATATTAGACGCAAGTGGTTTATCAGGTCATGCTAATGGTGCAAAACTAGATATCACTAGAATATGGTGGCAGTTAGTACAAGGCACTGCTGATGACAATACAGGTCATGTACAAATACAATTCAAAGGTGCTTCATCTGACACAACAGCAATTCAACTTGCTGGTACAGGTCATTATGATGGTACTGCTGGTAAGATCACTAATAACGCAACTAACACAACAGCAACGTCAGGCGACCTAGAGTTAAGTGCTTTTGGTACATCTGGTAGTGTTATTATAGAGTTAAGAAAAGACGAAAACTTTACAGCGTAATTCTTATGGCGATTAAGAATACAACGATTGTTGATACAACCTCTAAATACATAGTTAAATCTGAAGGTGTTGGGGGCGAAACAGATCAAGTGGTCGTTGACGCTGAAAAGTTAAAAGGCGGTAATAGTGGATCTAAAGTCAGTATGATTGAGTGTCATTATCAGGTTATAAATAAATTTCCAGGTCAAAATGGAAAGATACTTTTTAGTGCTGATAGTGAAGAATCTGACGGACCACTGGGCGGTTTATTATTGACTGGTAAATATGGTTTAAGACCTGGTCAATTAAAGTTTGGTAATGATAAAAAAATTACACTAACAACTGACGCTTTAGTTAAGAGTTATTTGTTAGTAACAGAATTTAGGAGAAATAATTAATGGCAGATGTTGTAACAAGTCAAACAATAGTAGATACAGTAGGTACAAAAACTGTTATGAAGTTTACTAATATAAGTGATGGTTCAGGTGAAACACTTGTAACAAAAATGGATGCTAGTGCGTTAAATTTTATGACCGAAGATGCTGAAAGAGTTTTAGCAAAAATTTATTGGTCAGTAAATACTACAAATGGTAAATCAGGTGTAGAATTATTATGGGCAGGTAGTGGCACTAGTGGTGCAAATGCAACGATAGGATTTTTCTCTGGTCGTGGTTTTCATGATTATTTTACAGCAGGTAATAGTATTCCTAACAACGCAACGTTGACAGCAAATACGTCTCCTGCAGGTGACATTTTATTATCTACAAAAGGGTTCGTGGCAGGTGATAACTACACGCTCATTCTTGAAGTAAGGTAATGGCAAAAAAAGGTTATGATCGTTCAAGAGCAATTCTTGAAAGAATAGTAGGCACTAAATCAAAGGCAGATTTAGCAGAAAAATTTAAAGAGGCATTTGCTGAAAAGTATGGTCTCAAAAAAGAAGAAATAAAAAAAGGTATTGTAGATAAGGTCTACAATCAAAAAGAAAAGGTGGAGAAATGAAACTAATTACAGAAACTATTGAAGATGTCCAGATCTTGACCGAAGAAAAAAATGGCAAGAAAGACTACAAAATTAAGGGTGTCTTTATGCAAGCGGATATCAAAAACCGTAATGGTAGAATTTATCCAGTTGAAACACTTGCAAAAGAAGTTAGAAGATACACAAAAGAATTTATAGAAAAGAAAAGAGCATTTGGTGAGTTAGGACATCCTGACGGACCAACTGTGAATCTTGAAAGAGTTTCACACATGATCACTAGTTTAAAACCAGAAGGTAAAAACTTTATTGGTGAAGCGAAAGTCATGGATACACCGTATGGTAAAATCGTTAAGAATCTTATTGACGAAGGTGCTGTACTCGGCGTATCATCAAGAGGTATGGGTTCTATACAACAACAAGGTGGAAGAAATCTAGTTGGTAAAGACTTTTATCTCGCAACTGCTGCTGACATAGTGGCAGACCCATCAGCGCCTGACGCTTTCGTAGAAGGCATTATGGAAGGCAAAGAGTGGGTTTGGGATAACGGTGTGCTGAAAAGCGTAACTGTTGAACAATATAAATCAGAAATAGAGAAAGCAAAAAGACGAGAACTCGCTGAGAAGAAGTCTAAAATCTTTGCAGACTTTATGTCTAAACTTAAATAAACCTACGCAGCATAACCAAAAAGCGTAAGGTTTAAAATGGTTATTTGTATAAATAATTGTAACATTAAATTAATTAATTTAAAGGAGACCGAATGTCTGAAACTGAAATTAAGAAAGAAGAAGTTGTTTCTGAAGCAAACGGCGTTGTAAATAAAGACGCAGTTGCTGCTGAACCTTCTCCCTTAAAAAATGACGCTGAAGATTTGGGTAAGGCAGTTACTAAACCTAGTGACCCTGATGGCCAAACTGCAGCGAAAAAGGTAAAAAAGGTATCAGATCAGGTTAATAAAGACGCAAAGGATGCTTCGTTACCGAAAGATAACGCACCATCTGGCATGAAAGAAGAAGAAGCAGAAGTCGAAGGTGAAGAAGAAATCGCTGAAGATAAAGTAGAAACTTCTGAAATGGAAATTGACCTTTCTGATGATGTTAAAGCATTAGTTTCAACTGACGCAGATTTATCCGAAGAATTTAAGGATAAAGCAGCGACTATTTTTGAAACTGCTGTTAGAACAAGAATCAAAGAACAGACAAAGATCCTTGAAGCACAGTTCGAAGAAAAACTTTCAACTGAAAAAGAAACAATGAAAGAAGCAATGGTCGAAAAAGTTGACTCATATCTAAACTACGTTGTTGAAGAATGGATGAAAGAAAACGAGTTAGCAGTTGAGAGAGGTATTCGTACCGAAATCGCTGAGGACTTTATTACTGGTTTAAAGGACCTTTTCAAAGAACATTATATTGATGTTCCAGAAGAAAAATATAACGTGCTTGATGACTTAACTAACCAAGTCAAAGATTTAGAATCAAAACTTAACGAACAGATTGAAAAGAATGTAAATCTTACTAAGGAAGTAAATGATTCTGAAAGAACAAATCTTGTCGCTGAAGTTTCTGCTGATTTAGCAGATACAGAAAAAGAGAAGTTTGCTTCTATGGCTGAGAACGTTGAGTTTGAAAGCGCACCAAAGTTTAGAGAGAAGTTAGAAACTATTAAAGAATCTTACTTCCCTAAAACAAAGATCGAAGAAACAGCGTCAAAAGACGAGGTAGACTCGGTGGCGGCGAATGAACCTGTTGTAGAAGCAAGTTCAGATGCTATGGCTGCATATACTGCCGCTATTTCAAGAAACCTTAAGAAGTTAAAAGCTTAGGGGTGATAACAATTAACTTAAAATAAATTAGGAGAGATAAAATGTATCTTACTGAAAATTTACAAGAAAAGTGGCAGCCAGTCCTAGAGCATCCAGATTTGCCAAAAATCGAGGACTCTTACAAACGTGCTGTTACTACTGTGATCCTAGAGAACCAAGAGAGAGCAGTTAGAGAAGACCGAAGCTTTATGGCAGAGGCAGCTCCAGCTAACTCAATGGGTGCTTCAAGTTCAACAGCGTCTGACGGATCTGTTGACATCTTTGATCCAGTTTTAATATCATTAGTTAGAAGAGCAATGCCAAACCTTATCGCATATGATATCTGTGGCGTACAACCAATGACTGGTCCAACTGGACTTATCTTCGCTATGAAGTCAAGATTTGGTTCACAAGCGGGTGCAGAAGCATTATTCAACGAAGCAGACACAGACTTCTCTGGAAGAGATGCTGCTGGCGATACTGGTTCACCAGACGCTCAATCAGGTACTAACCCTGCAACATTAAACGATAGTCCATCAGCTGGTACTTATACTACTGGTATTGGTATGACTACTGCACAAGCAGAAACACTTGGTGACGGATCAGATGAGTTCGCTGAAATGGCTTTCTCAATCGACAAAGTTACTGTTACTGCTAAATCACGTGCTCTAAAAGCAGAGTACACTATGGAACTTGCTCAAGACTTAAAAGCAATCCACGGTTTAGACGCAGAAACAGAATTAGCAAACATTCTATCAAGTGAAATACTTTCTGAAATCAATAGAGAAGTAGTAAGAACTATTTACTCACACGCAAAAGCGGGTGCTCAAGTAAATACAACTACTGCAGGTATCTTTGATTTAGATACAGACTCAAATGGTCGTTGGTCAGTTGAGAAGTTCAAAGGACTTATGTATCAACTAGAAAGAGATGCTAACGCAATCGCACAAAAAACTCGTAGAGGTAAAGGTAATTTAATTATCTGTTCTGCTGATGTAGCTTCTGCTCTTCAAATGGCAGGTGTATTAGATTACGCTCCAGCATTAAACACTAACTTAAACGTTGATGATACTGGTAATACTTTTGCAGGTGTACTTAATGGTAAGTTTAGAGTATATGTTGACCCATATGCTGCTAACGTATCTGCAAGTCAATACTACGTTGTAGGATATAAAGGTACTTCACCTTACGATTCAGGATTATTCTACTGCCCATACGTTCCACTACAAATGGTGAGAGCAGTTGGTCAGAATAGTTTCCAACCAAAAATTGGTTTCAAAACTAGATACGGAATGGTTCAAAATCCTTTCGCAACATCTGCTGGTACAGGTGCTCTTGATACATCAGGCGCAGTTGCAGCGGGTGCTCAAAACGAATATTACAGACGAGTAAAAGTTACAAACATTATGTAATTTTATTCTTTGTAAGAAGAATTAAAGGGGCGCTTCGGCGCCCTTTTTTTTGCTCTAATATTGATTATAAATAGTAGTATGACAGAAACAAACGTACAACTTAGGCAACCTGCGAAGTTAGACTATGCAAGTCCGATTTCTTTTAGGTTCAAATGCACAAAGTTACCAGAGGTAGAGTTTACTTGTCAAACAGCAAACATACCTGGCATATCTTTAGGCAGTGCTTCACAACCTACACCTCTCGTAGATGTTGCGATACCTGGTGATAAATTATCTTATCAATCACTAGATATATCTTTTCTTGTAGATGAAAATTTAAATAATTATAAAGAAATACATGATTGGTTAGTAGGTTTAGGGTTTCCTCAAAATCACACACAGTTTCAAGACTTGGCAGCAGGTAGTGCTGATAGATTTCCTGGTTCAACTAGAAGTACAGCACCAACAGGTAAAAATGTGCCTGCACCATTGAAAGAGGGTGGCATTTATTCTGACGCAACACTTACGGTCTTAAATAGTAAGAATATTGCTAAAACTGAAATAAGATTTCAAAACGTTTATCCGACAAGTCTTGGTAGTTTATCTTATGATATTAAATTATCAGATGTGGATTACTTACAAGCATCGGTAAGTTTTGCATATATGTATTATGAAATAGTACAGATTTCCACTACATAGACCTTGACAAACACACCGAAAGGTGATATAATGAGTAGATTATGACATTAGAAGAATTACAACAATCGGTTGATAAAGATTTCAAACTTGATGATACAGAATTAGATACTGAATCAACCAAGATACCTTTACTACACAATAAATATTTACAACACTATAATAAGTTTTCTTTACTACTAAAGAAAGCAGAACAAGATCACAAATCACTTGTAAGAGAAAAGTGGGAATACTATACAGGCAAAGCAGATCCTGATATTTACAAAGACAAACCTTTTGATCTTAAAGTATTAAAAGCAGATGTTCACATCTATATGGATTCTGATAATGAATTACAAAAAGCAGATCAAAAAGTAGCATATCTAAAACAGGTTGTAAACTATCTTGAACAAGTTTTA